GGAGAGACTAGACAATTTATTCCTGGATAGCTCAATGGTAGAGCGCGTTGCTGTTAACGACGATGTTCCTGGTTCGAGTCCAGGTCCAGGAGCATAAAGGGTAGTTATACTGTTAAGGACACAGTCCAGACTGTAAATCTGGCGCAGCAATGCTGGGTGGGCTCGATCCCCACACTACCCACCACCTAAGAATTAATATGAGTGAAGAAACACCAAAAGAACGACCCATAATTATATCAACATCCAACGTGTATCGCCCAAAGGTGACGCCCGTCGTTGGAAAATTTTATTATATAGACTATGTAGATAAAGAAATAGCTACAGGGTCGTTTGAAGGTATAGCTGAGTGCGTTAAAATACACACAGAAAATGCTGCAGGCAAACCTATCAATCCTCCGATGTATGAGTTTGTCCACATGGACCCTCTCTATAAGAGCAGAGGTAAGCAACGGATGATTCGTAGCTTGTTCCTTGAAGAAGAGATAATCATGGAAGCTAGACCTTAGTACACTGGCCTTTGGTGTAATGGTAACACAGGAGATTTTGAATCTCTTATTCCAGGTTCGAGTCCTGGGAGGCCAACCAATTTCCCCCTAATAAACAGGGCGGGTAGAGAATAATCTCTACCCGCCTTTCTTGCGTACACACATGAGCACAATACACACAATAACTTGGGAAACGTACAGAGCTATGCAGAACAGAATAATCTGTCTTGAAAAGCTGAATAATGAAATCATTCCCCTCAGAGCAGACTATGAGGTAGCTACCGAGATGATTCTCTTGGCGGCTGAACGTGAAATAGATCGGTTGAAGCAGGAAATTAAACAACTAAAAGGAGAATAATATTATGGCATGCATGGGATTCCCAGAAGATAGCGACCCTAGAGACGAAGAACCTGAACACGAGTGCCCTAAATGTGGAGACATTCTAGAGGTTGAAAATGGGGAGGCACACTGTAGAACTTGCGATTTTCATCACGAGCCTGAGCCTCCAGAGCCTCCTGACTACAGCAACTACGACGGGCCAACACCTAACGATAACCTATGAGTAACGTAAACCATCCAGATCACTATAACCAAGGAGAGATCGAGTGTATCGACGTTATCGAACAACTCGGCTTGAGCTTCTGTCTAGGTAACGCCTTAAAATACATTTGGCGCTGCGAAGATAAAGGTAAAAAGATAGAAGATCTTAACAAGGCCATCTGGTATATCGACAGAGAGATAGCAAACACACGGAAGGCTATTTATGTGGAGAAAGAGAGAAATAATGAGAAGAGCAAACTGGAATCATAATCACCCACCTAAAGAGCCTTCACATTTTGAGGTGTTTGACGACGGTGTGTTGATATACTCAGGCAATTACGATGAGGGTATGAAGCTTATGGAAGAGGTTTCACCCATCGCAATGCTGAGGGCTGAGTTGGAAAAAACAAAGCTGCAGCTAGAGAAAGCCAGGGAAAGACTAGCGATAACTGAGAAGCAGCGAGATGCTGCGTCTCAGCTACTAACCGATCTGAATGATCTAAACGATGACTCAGATAGATCTACATGTGTACACTTCGTACCAGTAAGTTTGACATGCGAGGAATGCTCCCAAAACAAACGCTCAACTCTTTCAGATAGATACCTAGAATTGTTGAGCTTGGTAGATGGAGCTAAAACCATAGTAGAAATATATACACCAGGGGCAGGTACGTATACTGTAGGTTGGAAAAAGCGCTGGCTCTCGAAGGTTCGTGAGTTACTAGCAGAATACGTCAGCAACAACAATAATAGTTATGAACAGAGAAGAATTGGAGAATCTTAGAAATAAGGGTCCTTGCGTATGTGCAGCGCCAGATTGCTGGTACTGCTCAGCTATAGGAGACTTTAAGTTTCAATGGGCCCTAGCAAAAGCTGAACGAGATATTTTTGCTAACCAATTACAAAGAGCTCTTGAAACTGCGGCGGCCTTAGCTGAGTATACAGATGACCCTGAGAAGCTGGGTGACTGGCGCATAATGCTAGAGCACCTGGTTTCTGAAGTTCATTGGAAACATAAACAACCAGAAGAAAATGCCGGCTAAATTTGAAAATATAGAAGTAACACCAGAATTCTTGAATTCAAGAGGGGATATATACTATGTCTACGGAGACAATGGTAGCAAGCAAGGAAGCACAGACGCAGCCAAGTTGCGAGGACACCCAAGAGCGATAGGTTTCATTGTCAGGAAGGCTCCGGATGATGCCGCCAAATCTTGTTTTACTCCAGAAGAGTATGTGAAACCCTTCTTTGATCAACTAAAACAATTAAGCACACATATTGTCAACAACAAGCAGCAAACGTTCTATGTGTCGAAACTGGGTTTCGGCTCGGCAAACAAACACTATATCTGGGAAAGATTAGTTTATCATAACCTGGTGAGTGAGCTTGGAGTATATGACAATGTGGTATTCTGCTGGGAACAGGAAAAACTAGCATCAAACTGATATGGAAAAATTAGCAGTAATAGCAAAAGTATTAGAGCTAGCTCCTATTGAGGGAGCGGATAGAATAGAGCGCGCCTCTGTGTTGGGTTGGCACGTTGTTGTTAAAAAAGGAATGCACAAGGTCGACGATCTTGTGGTTATGATCTTCCCTGACTCATATGCACCTAAAAGATATGTCGATGACGCCTATGTCGGAGAAGAGAAAACTAGGATCAGGACAGTAAAGATGCGTGGGCAATATAGCGCAGGGTTAGTCTTACCGTTATATGAACTAACACAGGCGGCTCTAACCTCATCAGACACTCCCCCAGAAACCTGGGAAGAAGGTATGGAGGTAAGTGTTTGGCTAGGTGTTGAGAAGTGGGTGGCTCCCGTTAGTGCATCCCTAGGAGGAGAAACGAAAGGAGACTTTCCTACAAACATAGTAAGAAAGACTGACGAGCTAAACTTCCGCAGTGAACCTCAGGCCCTAGAGGAGGCTAGAACGTCCGGTAGCTTTGCTGGTGTTGAGTTCGTGGCTACCTTGAAGTGCGACGGTAGCAGCGGAACATTCATACTCAAGAATGGTGAGTTTCGTGTGTGTGGTAGAAACAGAGAGTTTATAGAAAATGAAGGTAATAGCTTCTGGAGGATAGCCAAGAAGTATAAAATTGAAGAGATGTTGCGAGCTGCTCCTGTAGAGATAGCCTTGCAGGGAGAAGCTTGCGGTCCAGGTATTCAGAAGAATCCGCTTAAACTAGACGAGCTAACCTTCCTGGTCTTCCAGATCAGGGATGTTACGAATCACAAATGGTTCACCTGGGATCAAGTCAAACAGCTGTGCAAAACCCACGGAATTCCTCACGTTCCTGAAGTAACCAGGTTCATGTTCGGTGCAACGGTGCCAAATATCGAGGATTTGCAAGAGTTGGCAAATAACGCTAAGTATGACAATGGACGAGCTAATGCTGAAGGTGTTGTAATCCGTCCAGTGGTACCGATCAAATCAGTAGCACTACAACAAGATTGGTGGAGTCTCAAAGTAATGAATCAACCATACGACATGAAGAAAGGAAGAGAATGATGAAGCTATTACAATTAATTCAAGCAGACGACAATCAGTCGATTTATATTAAAGTGGAAAACCTAATAGCGTTTTCTTCTTACGCTGAGGGAGCAGCCATCGAATTAACCTCAGGCTCAGTGTTTATGGTGAAAGAATCACCTAAAACTATCATAGCTCTACTCGATATAGCTGCACGCGGAAATCTAACCACGATTGACAGTTCAGACATAACAATCTAACAATATGTTAATAGCAAGAATATCACAATACTCAGGAGAGTTTAGAGAACTGGATCTTGATATCACTCAAGAGCAGATAGACAAATATAACGAAGGAGAGCTACTACAAAATGCATTCCCGAATTTATCTAAGGCAGACAGGGAATACCTCAAGTCAGGAATCACTGACGAAGAATGGAAAGAAATGGTCGGCGGATTCAGTGATGTCGAAGACGAAGAGGAGGACGACAATGAATAAAGAACTAGAAGAAAATCTGTACAAGGATTTCCCTGATCTTTTCTTTGAGAAAGACCTACCTATGACAGAAACATGTATGTGTTGGGGCATAGACTGCCGCGATGGTTGGGAGCCTATACTCAGAAGCGCTTGCAAAATGTTAACATGCAGGAATTCTCAGAGTGTTCGTTTAAAGCCAGCCTTGCTTAATAAGCTATGGCTGAAGTTCACAGCCAGCGTTAAACCCCTGTTTCGATGGCTGGAGAAAAAGTTAAAAATCCCTCCCTACAGGATCACCCTTCCTGAACCTCATTTATTTGACAGATTCCCAGGCTGGGAAGTTAGGTTTACGCAAATAAAAGAGAAGTTTGGTACCCTCAGAATACACTACTCAGTGATCCCTAAATTCAGTGAAGAAGAAGTGGTCAGATTTGATCCGGCCTCAATAAATGAAGCCAATGAAAGGTTCTGGGGATATGTAGACGGTGTCACAAGTTTTGCTGAGTATATGAGTAGCAGGACTTGTGAAAAAGACGGTAAGCCGGGCAGACTGATAAGGTCTGGTTGGTGGTGCACACTATGTGCAGACTGCGCACCTGAAGAAACAAAAAAAGCTGAAAACGATGAATGAGATTTATTTCACAAATAAAGGACATACAAATAAATTAAATATTCCGAATATCTGGCCCACAAGAGAAATAACTCATGTGCGGCCAGAATTCTTTAATGGTAAGAAGCTGGTGCTGCTGGTGGACCCTATATTGGTAGACAAGGCCTATTACACAGCAGCGTTTCAAATCTATGATGCGGAGCGAGTAAATTATTATACACTAGGAGACGGCACTAAAGTGATGATGAATGCCGGGTTTATGTGGGCCTATCTTATACAAGGGGATATAACTATAACCACAAGAAATATAGGCCCTGCAGGTCTTCTGAAAATGGATGCTTTGGAAAAAGCCCGTTTCTGGGCATATAGAGACGAAGCTTTGCAGCTACTTAAAGAAGGAGTTGCGGAGTTTGATAGGTACTTTCGTGTACAAAAATATAAAAAATGAGAACATTACTGGTTAATGCAATAAAAACTCCGGATGGTACAATACTCGAATCTAATCACAGACACGACTACACATCGTATCTGGACAAGAATGGTGAGTATTACTTTATAGATGGTGGACTAGACTACACACGCCGCAGTGTAAACAAGGAACCTGCAGAGGATGCCTGCGTTTATACTGACGATCCTCACGAAAAAATCAGAGAAAGATTTAAGTGGGGAACACGAGGTAAGGATGGTGATGAGCAGTTACACTGGATACCTATCTCCACAATGTCTACAGAGCACGTAGATACTGTGATAGCTACACAAAAGCACATCAGGTCGACGGTTAAAAAAGTATTCGTAGACGAACTAACCTACAGAAAGACAATTCTAAACGAAGAAAACAAATAACATGGAACTTCCAAAGCTATATAAAAAGACAGCGACTGGAGCTACTCAAGAGTGGCAAATATTCATCGAAGACGGCCGCTATCACACAGTTAGTGGGCAGGTAGACGGTAAGAAAATAATCAATGCGCCTACCAGGTGTCTTGGTAAAAACATTGGCAAGAAAAATGAAACCACTCCTGAAGAGCAGGCAGAAGCTGAAGCTCAAGCCAAGTGGCAAAAGAAATTGGATGAGGGATACGTCCAAGATGTGGATGCTCTCGATGGTGCCAATCCTTTGCGGCTGGATCCTATGCTTGCTAAGGATTATGAAGACTACAAGGATAAGCTAGTGTTCCCTGTATACAGTCAGCCCAAACTTGACGGATTAAGATGTGTTGTCACAAGACAAGGGGCATTCAGCCGTCAATGGAAGCTGTTTGTTACATTGCAGCATATCAGAGATGTTGTGCAGCCGTTGTTTGATATCTACCCTGACTTACTCGCCTTGGATGGCGAGATGTATTCTCACGAGCTAAAGGATAAGTTTGAAGAAATTGTGAGTATTGTTAAGCAGCCAAAGGCGTCAGCTGAAGATATTGAGAAATGCAAACGGTCTGTACAGTACCATGTGTATGACATTATTACCAGTAGAGATCATCTCTTTAACCAGAGGCAGACAGACCTCAGCTTGATGCTTAGGGGACTGGGCAGTCCTTATGTAAAAGCTGTAAGCACTATAGCTGTACACAATCAAGCAGAGCTAGATGCACTTAGTCATCAATACATCACTGAAGGCTACGAAGGGCAGATGATTCGTAAATGGAATAGCCCATACCAGCACAAGCGTACAAAAGACCTACTTAAACGTAAGGACTTTCATGAGAACGAGTATGAGATCGTAGGCTTTAAAGAAGGTAAGGGCAGCCGAGAAGGCTGCATTATCTTTCGGCTGGCCATGAGTGACGGTAAAGAATTCGATTCTGTTCCTGTGGGCGGAATTGAATATCAGAAAAGGTTGTGGACTCGCCGTCTAGAGATTCTGGGAATGCAGGCAACTGTGAAGTATCAGAATCTCAGCAGCGACGGTATTCCACGGTTTAATAATACAATTAAAATTAGAACAAAAAACCTCGAAGAAGTAGCAATCTAACCAAGCATTTATGGAACACAATAACAATTACGTATCTGATAAGGGTGTAAGAGTACAAGTTGTGAACGGTGAAACGCAGCTTTGTGTAGACGATATCCGTACAATACTTTGTGCGGAAGTGGCTAAACTACCAAAAGAAGCTAGACCTATGGTCACTGCTGCCGGTGAAGCTAGAGCAGCTATAGATATTCTTACCAAAGATCTTGGAGGACAAATAGACGATTTCAGAGCAAAGTCAAAAAAGCATCTAGAAGATCTGCGTGGGCTTAAGTTTGCTACTGTGGCTGAAGTTACGGCCATGAAAAAAGAGCTTGCTGACATGCGTACATTCTTTTTGGGAGCTGACCACGATAGAGAAATCGCCAGACTGCGAGAATTCGTGGACCTCTGCGAAAGAATAGCCAAGTTAAAATCTGCAGGAGTATTAGATGCTGTGGCAGATACTGTACTTAAATTAGCGTAACCTTTTAGATTAAAAATATGGCAATCATTAAACCGCAACCGCGTAAAACCTCAACCACAACTACAACAAAATTCGTCGTATATGATAGCTTTAATAACGGTATCTATATCGAAGACTCTTTTGATGCCACACAAGCAAGATTGTCAAACTGGCCAACCAACCGACCTGGAGATATTGGAGATTTAATGATTATGGAGGTTGTGAGTGTATATCGCCCAGTGCGTCAGCAGGTGAAGCTGCAGAAACTGACTGAAAAAGAAATCCCAGCATATTTCGATAATGAGTAACCGTAGAGATCAGATAGACGACTGGGTAGGTGAGCACTACCCAGATTATGAAATATTGCTGGCTGACGGATTTGAAGAGGCATTCAAAGGAGTAGCCATTCAATTCAATACGCCAATAGCTGTCTTTGATAGGCAGAAGTGTATCGAGATTCTTATGCGTGATATGAGTGAAGATGATGCATACGAATACTTCGAGTTTAATGTTGCTGGTGCGTATGTAGGGGAGAACACGCCGGCGTTTATGGAATTTTTCTCCCCAGAAGAGTAGAATGAAAACAACAATACTATTAATAATTACCGCTCTAGGTGCGGTTGCGATAACACAGTCTTTTAACGGACCTAAACTTCCATTAAAACCAGCAAAAGATGAGTTGCCTGAAGTAATCATTAAATCACGTAAGAGTCAGGCGCAGGATTTTAATCCCACATTAGCCTGTACGCGGGGTCTTCCTCCAGGAACAACAATGAGTAATTACGGTACTTCCTACGAATACACTGACGAGCATGGTGAAACCCAGGTGACAAGACACTGCAATAAATGTAACGCAGGTGTTTATGCGCAACATGAAGGTCAGGATGTTAAGACCTGCTCCTTTTGTGGAGAAAAAGAATGAAGACGTTTCAAACTGATAAGCCAGGCTGGAGAATAGGGCTCTTAGTGTTAGGAGCCATCATAGGTTTCGCTACAGGTATTATTGCCTCAGCTTTACTAGGAGCAGTTTTAATTAAATAAAAACATGAATAGCACATACACACAACGAGACACGGTACTTTTAATCAGTGGGAAAGTGGCGATGTATAACTCTAAAATTGACTGGCCGGACCTTAATTATCCAGGATCAGGGCAAACCATTCTAAGAACCTTACACAATATCGATTACGTACACATGAAAGTGCAGCTAGACGGCCCCACAGGTCCTTGGTTCTACAAGGACAGTTTACCTGAAGGTGTGGGGTTTTATAAAAAAATGACTAAAGATGCGCAAGGCTAGACTAGACCCCATTCAAGCAGAAGCTACAAGAATGTTTGACGCATTCATTAATGCAATAGCACTACCCACCATCTATAGCAGGGCAAGCGTAGCTCTCCTAATCGATGAAATAGGTTTCCAGATAGAGTCAGAAGGACCAGACATGGAAGAAGCTGAACTAGAGACGATGAAACATTACGAACGCTATCTCAAAACGCTATGAAACCTAAGGTAATTATTCTCAGAGGTCTTCCAGCCAGCGGTAAAAGCACATGGGCAAAAGATTTTGTTGATCGTAATCCTGACTGGATGAGGGTCAACAAAGATGATCTTAGGCTCATGATGCACAACAGCAAATGGAGTAAAGATAATGAGCGCCAGGTGTTACTGATTCGAGATGCAATAGTCGAGATGGCGTTGACTAGTGGACATAGTGTGGTGGTAGACGATACTAACTTTGCTAGCCAGCATATTTCCAATATTCAACAGCTTGCAGACTCTTGTAGTGCAGCCTTTGAAGTTAAAGACTTCGATGTCTCATTATCCGAATGTTTATTGCGTAACCGTAATAGAACCAATCAAGTTCCTGATAAAGTTATCATCGACATGTATAACAAGTATGTGTTGCCTAATAAACCTAGGGTAGTGAACAACGAAAACTTGCCTCCTGCGATTGTCTGTGACCTGGATGGTACATTAGCCATCCACGTAAGCAGGGGTCCGTTTGAATTCGATAAATGTTACGAAGATGCTGTTAACGGTAGTGTATTAGACTGTATCCATAATCTTCGTAGGGCAGGGTACAGGATTATATTTGCGAGTGGTCGAGAAGACTCTTGCAAAGCTGAGACCAAGAGGTGGCTGCGCGATAAATGCGAGTTGAGTGACTCTTGTTATCTGCTCTATATGCGTGAGACAGGAGATAATCGTAAAGACAGCATCATTAAAGAAGAAATCTACAAGCGAGATATTCTTCCTGAGTACTATGTCTCATTTGTGCTCGATGATCGACAGCAGGTTGTTGACGCATTGAGAGAGATGGGGTTGCAGGTATGGCAGGTCGCACGAGGCGACTTCTAAAGTCAGTAACAGGGGGTGCGCATCTTTCACGCACATTTTATTATGAAACAGTGGCCCAAAGTTGGCAGCAAAGTGAAGTTCAAAGGCACACACATGTTCTGGTTCACGAATATGGTCAAAGATGCCGAGGAGCTTCTAGAGATTGATAAAGAATATACGATCTCTGATTTAAGACTAGCGTCCAGCTGGTGCAGTGTGTGTTTAGAGGAATTCCCAGATAATAAATTTCCTCTAAGCTTCTTCACATACGACAAAGAACTAACAACAGAAGAAGCTTGTTCTCTGGGCTAGTTTCTAGAGGACAAGTGGGAAAGAGTAGTAACTATTGAGTATTCAACAAGAAAGAAAAAAATAGACGAATAATATTATGGGATTAGACATGTACTTGACTGCCGAACTATATATTTCGGAGTTTGACGACGACAACATAGCGCTGATAAACAGCATCAAACAAACTGCGCCTCGAGGTTTGGGAGAATTTACGCCAAAGAAACTATTGTTTGAAATAGCCTACTGGCGTAAAGCCAACGCCATACACGGGTGGTTTGTTAAGCATGTGCAAGACGGCTTAGACGAGTGTCAGACCCGCCACGTTAGCCTTGAACAGCTTCAAAAGCTTAAAGACATTTGTGAAAAGGTACTAGCAGACATTAGTCTCGCTCCAGAGTTATTGCCTGCGACCAGAGGCTTCTTCTTTGGTGCTTACGAATATGATGAGTGGTATACCACGGATTTACGGAATACTGTGAACAAGCTAGACAAGATTCTCAAGAATCCTGACGCAAAAAAGTGGTTTATCGAATATCACGCAAGCTGGTAGCAATCAATCAAGGGGGTGCGCATCTCTCACGCACATTTTATTATGATCACACTTAAAACGTTAAAAGACGCAACCGAACAAGAAGTATTTGATCAGGTTGCAACACACATTCTAAAACAAAATGCACAGTCGCTCGTGGGTACTATGTGCGCATATCGAGGAGATGGAGGCCTCAAATGTGCAGCAGGTTGCCTTATCGGAGATGATGAGTATTCTAGAGAATGGGATGAAAATTTTATTAGTTGGCCAAGATTAGTTACGGCAGGTGTAGTTCCTCACCTGCACGGCGCATTGGTGGGTCGATTACAACAGATACACGATAGTTATTATCCAGAGCAATGGAAAGCTGCCCTAGCTAATGTTGCTGATTATTTCAAACTCAATACTAACGCATTACTTAACTTCAAATAATAGTATGTTTGGACCAGAAATGTTTGATGGTTTTGGAAAAGGCTTACTAGTGATACTCTTAAGTGCGATGCTGTTATGCCTTGGCGTGGGTATTGGTGTGAGCTATTTGATCGGCAAATACAGGCCACGCGTCTCAGTCATTGTAGAAGTAAAAGAAGATAAATAATATGAATACAATTTACAAATATTAAATAGATGAAATTAACAGAACAGCACAAGCAGATCATCCTAGATGCAAGAAAATGCATCATGGAACACTATAAAGTTATTGATGAGATCGAAAAGAAAGTTCTTGAGGGTTTGGGAATTGAGGAAGATAGTAATGCTCATTGTGAATTGATAGACATCTTTCACAATCAATATGTAGTAGCAATCGAGGGCATGGATAGATTATTAGAATTGGTTGCTCTTTATATGGAACAAGATAAACAAAAAAAATTAAAAGAAGAATAATATGAACGAATTTTTTGAATTGCTAGAAGCTGAACATAAAGACGCCATGGACTCAATCAAGCACATGATTGACGTCGAGGCTCAAAAATATCCTGAAGACAAGGATGCTGCGATACTTTGCAAGTTCCTGGTGGATAGTACGGACAGGTATGCAATGATACTGGAGTCTGAGGTGTTTGATGGTTTCTACGACAACGCTCAAGTTTTTGAGTCGTTGTGTAATAGTATATATCATTCACTGACTGACGACGGCGATATAGCCTTCGTACAGGTGAACAACCATTGCCCTGCTATCGTGTTTCAGTCTCGTTGGGAGCTTAAACTAGAGGATCTAGTATCAAAAAACGAGCAGGCAATGTATGATAGATTAAACAAGTTCAAAAAGGAAAAGGGGCTGCCTCCTCACGAAAACACTATATTGTTCTTCAATAACGTTTACGAATATATAGCAGCAGTCGATCAGTATCGCATAGATTCAGAAGCTCAAATGCGGCGAATCGATGAATGGAATAGAATGCGGGGGAGATTAGAAGGTAGAGAAAAACCAAATATGGATGAAGTTGAATTTGGAACACCTCACTTGAAAGAAGACTAATATGAAAGAGAAATGTTTTGCTTATCAGAATAAGAAGACTCAGGAATGGTTAGAGATTAACCCCAGCATTAAAATATACTATGAAGGATACGGATACGGGTATTCGATCTATGACGCATTTGACAAATCTGTATTGTATTGTGCTAGGAATATTATTGAAGAAGATTTCTCTAAAACTAAATTAGAGAACAGAGAAGATTGGCAGTTGATGGAAGTTGAGATTGAGTATAACTTCTTCGGGATTTAATCAGGTTAATAAAAATAAATATTAATATATGAAATTATTTGACACTGAATATAGAATCGAAATTTACAACGAGGGCAACGGAGAGTGGCAAAAACATGTTTCTGGTTTTCTTTCAAAAAATGATGCTATTGCAACATTAGAGCAAATGCGCCAATTTTATGATAAGTCTGTGTATCGTTTGGTGGAATTGACCATATCAACAAAAGTACTTGATGTATGAAATTTGACCGAGACAAGCTAGAAGAGGAAGTCCTAGAAAAAGTTAAAGAAGTCAATGAGGAGTCGGGCTACCGCCCTTACTTTGAGCTGCCCGAATATGTACACATCGTTGCTTCTATTATGGAAGATAAGTTTAGAGTTGAGTATGATGATCTTGTGAATCAAATACATCTACTCTCCAAAGAGCTAGACAAAGCTCAGATCAAAGCAGAAAATTTAGAAGAAGAGTTAATGCAATTAAAAGGAGACCTGGACGTGATAACCTTATGAGTAGCTACACATACGAATCATACGAATCTGGAAACTTTAAGCGCAATCTTATGAATGAACTAACGGAAGGTATTGGTGCATTTGGTCAACTTAAAAAATACCAAAAAGAGTCTAAAGAGATTGAACAAATCTTAGGCAAAGCATTAGGATATCCATGGTACAAAGATGACTCAAAAAACTTTCCTGACGCTACAGAAGCTGATGGAGTTTGTATTGGAGCTGAGACAGCTTGGTCATTAGCGATGCTTGCGGCAGATAAAATTAAACAACTAGAAGAAAGAAACACTAAGCTAAGCAAGCGGCATCCAACAAAAGAAGAAGCGTTAGAGCAGTATCATTTTATTAAAGCAAATAGTCGGAGAAACAAATGAAACTTACAACAGAGCAAAAAGAAAAAATTGTTAAAGCTAGAACAAAAGTAGAAGAGTTGCAGAACATGGCTGATGCGGTATACACAAAGCTTGTAGAAGATATAGGCTTCGATAAATACCACACACACGGGATTAATGATCTAGACTCGTTCAGAGCGAGTGCTTCAAATCCTGCTGACTGGCTATTTGACATCGTACATAACGGCGCACTATATCCTGAATGTGAAAACACACTGGATAAGCTAGATGAGGTAATTGAAAAATATCACGAGCTAGGAGGCGAGCATGGGGATGTTTGACAATGTCGTATGTAAAGCAGCGCTTCCTGCAACTGAAGAGCTAGAGAGCTTGAATATTGCCTGGGACAAAGAAATATTCCAGACAAAATCTCTGGATAGCTCGTTGGATACTTACACTATTACCGAGCTCGGTGAGCTGGTTGTTACGGTGGTGGAGAATGAATATGTGCTCTACACAGAAGCAGAGATTGCAAATATAAAACCCAAGCCTTGGAATGTCTACAAGGAAGTTATCGAGAAAAATAGATACGATAAACGTGTAGACTATCACGGCGTAATCACATTCTATACAAGCTTTGAATACACTGAGAAAGAGGACATGTGGGTCGAGTTTGCTGCATACTTTATATACGGCAAACTCGATAAAATTGAGTTAGTTAAAAGCGACCCTTTAAAATTGAATAGTTTCACAACACGAAAAAATGAATCCTTTGAACTTTGACGACCTGAAATCTCAAGGCTTTGTTGTTAGAGAAAGAATAGTAGCTGGAGAGACATGCTATCTGGTATTCCCCAGCGGCCTGGGAGTGAAGTGGACAAAAGACAATCTGATATACAGAAGCAGTATCTGGACAGCTGATGGTCGCCCAGTGTCCCTGGGCTTCAAGAAGTTCTTTAACTATGGAGAAGCAAATCACATTGTTCCTGACTTCACAGACGAGCAGATAAAAGATCACACAGCGATACCTATAGAAAAGATTGATGGGTCTTGTCTGATAGTTTCTAAGTTTGGTGGTATTGCTCATGGTGAGCTGATCGTACGCACCAGAGGTACTTTTGATGCAACTGAACATGACGCTACTGCCCATGAAATAGCGTATTTCAAAGAGAAATACCCAAAAGTATTCAGCAACTATCCTTACCTGGATAATTGCGCCTACTCATACATATATGAGTGGACTACCAGGAATAACCCGATCGTGGTAGATTATGGAGCTGAACCTAAGTTGAAGCTGATTGGCGTCATAGAGCATGAAAATTACTCTTATGTTCCGCAAGTATACCTGCCTGAAATAGCGATGGATCTTGGCGTGAGCACAGCCGATCACCTCAAGTTTCCATCATTCAACTCTCTGCAGGTATCGCTTGTGGATATGCGAAAAGCTGAGGGTTATTGTGTATATTATAATAACGGCCAAGACATCAAGAAGATCAAATGCTCCTGGTATCTAGCCGCTCACAAGTTCAGAAGTCAGTGTACACTAAATCATGTGCTTGATCTGTACCTGGCCAGTATTGAAAAAGAGGCGAAGTCTGCAGAGAGCTTTATCAAAGAACTAGAGTCCAGCTTCGACTTTGAGTGTGCTCCTCAAGCTAAAGAATATGCTTATAGAGTATGTGACGCATACGCAAAGACCTCAGAAGAGTTACTTAAGATAAACAGGTTTGTATCTTCTCTGGATGCAGATACTCGAGAAGGAAGAAAACATGCTGCCGAAGTTATTCAAGAAGCCTACAGTAAACAAGGCAGAACGCAGTATGCTTTCACTATACTGAACAATCAAATGCTGACAGACCGACAACTTAAAAACTTAATAGAACAATATCTATGACACGAGAACAACTAGGCGTATGTGACGCCGTGGCGAAGCATTTTAAAATAACTAAAGCTAAAGTAAGAGCCCAAGCGGAGCTGTACCTCGAGCAGAACGGTCAGTCGCCTGTGCTAGAGATAGCCGGACCA